GTAGCCGTCTTACCTAAAAAAACCCCATCATTTAGGCTTCCCTTGCGTAGGTTGCAGCTCTTGCATAAGACTCTTAGATTATCCAAGTCGTGAGTTCCACCAACCTTGCGTGGAATGATGTGATCGATGTGCATCTCACCTTGATCAGTGCCACAGATCTGACACATTCTGCCATCACGACTAAACACACGCTCACGCTGTGACCGGTATCGTCTGCTGTTCAACTTATCTAATGCCATGAGTATTTCTTCCAATGATCTAATGCTGCACAGAAGTCTGGCTCATCATACTCTGTTTCGCCATAACGATTAATGACATATCGTCTAGCCCAATCGTATTGTTCTTCAGGAGTAGCTGTTGCTAACCATTGTGATCTACCTTGAAGGAATCCATGATGGCTACCATTCTTAGCCTTGAAGTTCCAGTTACTCTCTTTAGTAGCAAGAGTATCTAAACATTTATAAGTGTTAACTGTTAAATGGCTTTTAATATAAGTCTTAATATCTATTGGTTTAATCTCTTTTACTTCGACTGCTTCAGCAGTCTCAGTTGAACCCCATTCATTTATGAATAGAACTCCCCCGAAAGCTAACATCGCGGTCGCGAGCAACCGCGCACACGCGCTCGCTAGCGATTTATAGCGTAGCACCCTTGTCAAATCCATTGATAGTTTACGCATGATCTTGGGCGTGTCTAATCCTGCATGCAATCATGACGCTCATCAAGATCAAAGGCACAGTAGTAGCAACCCATAGGCTCTCGACAATAAGCACAGCTGTATTCAAACATGACTTCATTGCAACACATCATCAAAGTGCTGCGATTGTTTGATCGATAGTGAATGCTCACTCTGGTTCTCCTGTTCTGATAAATTCGATGATGCGTTGAACTAGCGCACCTTCTGCTTCGTTGCCACATCTTGAACACACGCACAATGGCAGGTAATGCCTCGTAACCTCAGCCGCTAGGACTTCCCTAAGATCTTGTAATACTGTTTTCATTTCTTATCCTTACCCCAGCCAGTACCTTTGAAGATCGCTGGCGTGGCTGTGAATACCCGAATCATAGGAGTTGAACAATGCAGTACCGGGTTAGCAGCTGCGCTCATTGAGTGTTCTAACTCTTGTGTTTGTCCGCATATTATGCATTCATAATCATAAAGTGGCATTGTGATCCTTACACTTCGTACAATAATCGGCATTGATTAACCATGTGCCACAGCCTTTGCATCGGCTTGGCTCTTGAAACCATTCTGCATAATCGACTTTATTGAGTAGCTGAACCAGATCTGAGAATCGAAGCATTGCACCGTATTCCGCTGCATCTTCTCCCTGTCCATTGAATCTCATAACTACAACACTCAGCTTCCCATCTGAGCGTTTGCGTGTCTGATCCAGCCACTCCTTCGGTTGGAAGGCAGATCGTGCTTTTACTTCGATGTCGAACGGAACACCTGTAACATCACTGCCTTGCCTACCTGCCCCAGCACTGTCTGCATAAGGGAACCACTTTTTAAGGTACTCAGCGACGCACTTCTGAGTGCGGTAACCCCTGTGCTTACGATGCTGGGAAGCCATTATTACTCCTTAAAGTGTTGGTATTGAGCGCAGTTGCGGCAACCGAAAGAATGTTCAGCTTTAATGACCGCACTTGGCAAGATGAATCGCGAGCTTTAACGCCCAATACCGAAATCAATTTACAACCAGATCGGTGGGCATTGTTCTGCCCGATTCTTATGCGAACAGGTATAACCTTCATAAGGCTTGCCTGTCTTGCTTGATACGCCTGTCTTATGAATCATCAATCCATGCTGGCACTTTGGTGCTTGCGGTACTTCTTTCGCATTCATCTCATCTGTTAGCAAATTGATCGCTTCGATCAGAGATGGCGCACCCTCGACTTGTACGACTTCTTGGACATCTTTAGGGTTTTCAATAGTCCAGGCATCTTTTACTGGTTCTGGATATTTTTCTTTAAGGATTGGTCTATCAGGTTGCTCGCTTCCACTTCTTCCTGCCACTGATACTTTGACCATCTCTTCTCGGGAAGGGCGTCTGCCCTTAGTAGCAAAACCTGCATTCGCAAGTGCTCTGCCGATCGCGCTAGTCTCGCAGTTTTCAAGAGCACTAGTGGCATTAACGCCGCGATCAGAATCCTTCTCTTCAGCAAACCCAGTCGAGTAAGCGACTTGGTCGAGATAAGTGCGGTAGAGATAGGCTTTAACAACATATCTATGAGTTTCACAAACTTCCAATTCAGTTGATACCCGTCCATCGGGAAACTCCTTCCAAAACTTCTCTAGTCGAGACTCTACTGTCTCGTAATCAGCTAGGTTAAACGCCATGATCGATCTCCTCTTGTTTTACTAGAAACTCGGCTTGCTCGGTAAGTGGCCAGTGAGATCCATCTGGCCATATTGACACCCAGACAGCACAAGGCTGGCAATAATGTCGGTTGATGCCTTTAGACTTAGCATGCTGACTTACCACAGTCCAGACTGCAAAAGTCTTACCCTTACCATTCGGGTGATCTTGACCCCAACGCATCTTGCAGTAATCACACCAAGTACCGGACTTTGCCTTAGTAACTGTCAAGGTCATTCCAATCAGTTGATGTAATCTGGCCAGCGATTGCAGAGTACGCACAGATGTCTGCGTAACTGTCTGGGTGGTCTTTCGTAGTTTGAGTTCTCGAGATCTTGGTGAGGATAAGGCAGATTGCGACTTCGTGTGGCTCAATGTTTTTGTCAAGATACACACTCCAGAGTCTTGCGATTCGAATGTGATTAAGAGTTGAGTCGCCGTATTCGTCACCTCGGTCGGTGAGTAGCTGCTTAGCTTCATCGAGAATATCCTTGGCCTTCACTCTGACCAGAATGTGTGTCGAGCGACCGAACGGCCGAGAGCGTAACCTTCTTCTTTGCCTTCTTTGAATCCATAGCCATAACCAGCTGCGATTCCAACAACTAAAAACGCTAACATAACTAGCGTTAGATATAGATCTAAGTTCATTTTAGCCCTTTCCATCAAGTGAACGATTCACTGATAAGGCTTAAGGTACAGGTTACCGAGGACTAATCAAGCACCTTTTGATAACGAAATGGTAACAATTCTGCATCGTCCATGTGGTTGTCGATGTCACGCCTAAGCGGATTATCGAGATCGTCCATACCTGCGACCGTTAACGGCAAATGTTCCGTCCTTTTCTATGTGAATGATCGATACTTGGACACCTTTGGCATCTTCTTCTAGAATCAAGAATGCCTGTTGCCAGTTCATCGTGCCTTTCGTGTAATGAGCCTTGCGAATGTCCATAAGATGTCCACCTTCAAAGCCTCGCAGAATGCGCCCTAATTTGCCCCCTGAGGCCTCTGTAAAGGCCGATTGACCAGCGCGGTGAGTGTGGCCACAGATCACGCTTAGCCCATGCCTACGGGCTGCTTCTAGGGCTGTAAGGCCAGGCGTAGGTTTGATGGCCTGTTCATCTCCATGCACTGCAACATAACCTTTAGCAATGGGGAATGGCTTCTTATGGTAAGAGATTCCAAGTTCATCGAGCTTCATGAACTTTTCAAAGCGCAACTCTGGTAATGACAAGAATGCTGGAATCTTGTTCATGATGACATTGTAAAGGCGATCAGTGTGGTTTGACCTAATCATGTGCGCTTCTTTGGCATGCTGGGTCAATTCCCATAAAACATCGACTGTCATGTCGCGATCACTAGCTAAGGTTTGTTCGTACCAGCCTGGCTTGTTTTCCGTCCATCGGCTGATCTGTGGGAGATCGATCTCATCTCCAAGAGTAACGACAGCATCGGGGCGAATCGCTTTAATAAAACTCGAAACATTTTTAACTGCTACTTCATCGTGATATGGGACTTGTAAGTCTGGAACTACGATGGTTCTTTTCATTAATCCTCGTCATCGTCAGGATAAAAGTCCGGCATATTGCTCGGGTTATCGTTGATGCGCTTAGGCAGAATCCACTCAGGATATGAGAATGGATCCATGATCATTGACAGACAAATATCGACTGGAAAGCCAGCCTTGCGCAAAGCCTTATAGTATTCATTTAAGCCAATGCAATAGGCTTCTAAAGGCGTGTAGCCCTGATCCTCTATTGCTTTTGCTTTGCGCGCGGCCATGACTTATTTTAGCGTTCTAGAAGTATGTTGTAAATTTCATCAACTCGCGTGTTGAGTCGCTTGATCTCGCTGAGCAAGTGTGTGATCACATAACCAGCCAATCCACCCAGAGTCACAAGCGTGGCAATATAGAGCTGAAAGAATTCTCCCTGTGTCATTTTCTTCCAAGTTCATCTTTAGGATCCAAGTATCGCAATACTGGTGGGATAATCGATGCAATGCCAGCGGCGATCAAAGCCTTAGGCTCAGTGACACCAGCTGCATACATTGAGATAACTGCTACTAAGAATGCTCTACCCCATGAGCCTAGTGCGTTTTGTAGATCTTTCATTGTGTTCCACCAATCATAGGTATTTGAAGAAACTCACCATTAAGGTCAGCCGCTTTCGTAAACGAGATGTGACAGTGTTGCGTGTGTTTGTTGATGCCTGTGTATTTGCGCCACTTCCATTTAAGGATTGGACTGGCGATTTTGCCGTCAAAGATGATGTATGAGATGCGCTTTGACTTATCAGACTTTGCAAAGATACGAATTTGATCCGCAAGATCTGGCATGAGGTCTGGTTTAGCCTTGCCTGAAAGATCTCGATCGACATCGATGGCACGAACCCAGCCGTTAGCATCAGGATTGTGATCTGAAGGGCGCGCGCTGTGTCGAGTATCGCCGATCCAACCATCAGAAGTTCGATCTCGATCTCCGAAGGTGTCGTCAATCTGTTCTCTTAACTGGATTGCGCACTTTGAAAGTCTTGGCTTCATTATCCGAGCAGCAATGCTGCTTCTTCAGCGGTAATGCCTAGTTTTGCAAGCAATGCTTCTTTGTCTGCCATGCGATCATCGCGTTCTTTTAATTCTGAGTTCATCAATTCTAAAGCTGCTTGATCTTCAGCTGTAAAATCTTCAATAGTTACTTCGCCAGTTGCGGCATTAATAACTGCTTTAGTCTGCGTAGCCATAAATTGTCACTTCTCCTGTAATAGTTGATGATGATGGAATTAAACTAAAGCCATCGACTGTACCGCCAGCCAAATTAGTTCCAGCAGTTGTAAATGTAACACCTGCATCTGGACAGACACCGCCGCCATTTATTTGCATCGTTCCAGTATATGGGTATTGAACATCTAGGCTATAAGTAGTTTGATTAGGTGTACCTACGGTATTGAGAATATAAGCACTAACATTCTTGCCATAGTTTAGAGTGCTTGCGTTGTTCCAGCTTTCGCTGCGACCAGAATAATAGTAATTTCCAGTAGTATCAGTTCCAGCAATTCTTTGCTTAAATCCTAAATCTGGCACACCAGATGCTGCGATGGCTTTGATTAAAACACGATATCGTTTATATGTAGCAGAAAAACAGTTATTAACATTGACTGCTGATACTGAGGTAAATGATTGAGTAGTAATCTTGGTCAATCCAGAACTGCCACCAACGGAAACCCAAGCCGAACCTGAGTAATATTGAACGGAATCAGTGTCCTTTAAGTAAGACATATTGCCTTCTTGTGGGCTAGTAACAGCAGCGGTTCGAGCAGCTGCGTTAGCAAATGCCCAGACTCCCTGCATGAGGTATCCGTTAGTGTCTGCGGCTGTGAGAACATCACCTGTGGCGAATGTCTTGAAGCCTAATGGTGCTGCCATTTGTTCTCCTTAGTAAGAAAGTGTGTTAGTGCCTAGTATCCCATAATCTGTTCCAATAATGAAAGATTCGATGATGGGTTCTAGGGTGGTTAATGTGGTTTTCCAGTTACTCGGTTTGATGTCATGTGACACGCCGAATACCTGCAAAGTCTTGGTTAGGGTCGATGAGCCCGGTTGAGTTGTTGTTATTGTTACTGGATCAAAGAAATCAAGATCCAAGGCGGCAGTAATGCCAGCATCATAGTTGGCAGTGTAGAGATCGAGAGTAACTGCATCGCAACGGATCGAAGTTTCTTGGCGAGAAGCAACAAAGGCTCTGGCATTATCTAGGGCTTCTGCATCTGTTTCCATAAGTAAGTTTTGCTCTTGGAATGAATGCAAGAAATACTTATCTATCGAAGCTTGATTACTGGCAACCTGTGCAGTGCCACCAGTACGAGTAACGCTGGCCTTGTTAAATACTAGAGTATCGTCTAATTTCCAGAGGGCATTGTTATAAGAGATCCCAGTCCCATTGTCATCAAATACTACTGGAGTGCCAGCCACGCTAGTTGAAGTAAGTTGCCGGTCTTGGAAAACAACATTCCCGAATCCGTCCATATACAGCGAGCCATATTCAGTGCTGGTGATTAGCTGCATTGCAGCAAGGGAAGTTCTAAGAGTGCCAGGGTCTGCTTGGACTGTGGTTTGCCCAGCATCGATGTCGCGCATGCCAGAAGGCCAGCCGATTTCATCAAGGATCTTGCCAATACGAGTGCCAGTGGTTTGACCTGCTGGAGTAGTTGCCACTGTTGTTATCTGGGCATTTTGAAAAAGTCTAAACCCGTCCACTGCTTGCACCGTAGTGTAAACAATTTCACCAACATCTTTAGGGGTGGTTGTGTTATATGAGGTTATGTAACCTGCAAAGATGGGGTAAGTAGTTCCCTCGTAACTGGCAGTAATAGTTACCTTACGCATTGGGGTTAAAAGTTCATAATAAGGCGATGATGGGTTCATCGGGTTAAAGTCGCCGTTCTGATCGATGATCCGAAGGCTCATTGTGCCAGTCTGGAATATGTCTGAAAGAGCTGTGCGGCCTCGATTAGTTTTGATCGAATCAACTAGGTTAGACACATCTACTGTAACTGCTGTGCTATCAGCAAGGGCATTAACTCCCAGAACGCCTGAATCAAGGATCATAGGCGAGGCAAAGCCAGCACCTGTTGAAAAGTTGATTATGGCGTTAATTACTGGGAGTGTCATAATTACTCAAACTCTTGCAATGAACCTGGTCGAGTAAATCTTAAACCTTGAGTGTTACC